GGTAAAACAAAGGGTCGCATGGTATGATGAAGTGTCGCGGTATGGGCAAAGCGATGAAACCAGTTGCTATGAAAAAAGGCGGCTCGGTTAAAGATGCTTGTTACAGAAAAGTAAAAGCTCAATACAAAGTTTTTCCTAGTGCATATGCATCAGGTGCTATTGCTAAATGTCGTAAAAACAAAGGAAAATAATGGCAGTCCGAAAGACAGCTAAAGGTGCTGCACTTAAACGCTGGTTTAAAGAAGATTGGAAAGATGTTAGAACCGGCAAAGCGTGTGGTAGACAGGAAGGGGAAAAACGAGGTACTCCGTATTGTAGACCTAGCAAACGAGTATCAAGTAAGACCCCAAAAACTTCGTCAGAGATGACAGCTACTGAGAAAAAGTCTCGTATAGCACAGAAGAAAAGCCTTGGTCAGCCAGCAGGTAAACCAAGAAGAGTAGCACCCTTAAAACGTAGAAGGAAGAAAGCATAATGGCTACATCAGGAACAGCAACATTTAATATGGACTTAAATCAAATAGTCGAAGAGGCGTTTGAGCGATGCGGTGCTGAACTACGTACAGGTTATGATTTAAGAACTGCAAGACGCAGTTTAAATTTATTGACTGCAGAATGGGCAAATAGAGGAATTAACCTTTGGACGATTGAAGAAGGTAATGTATCTTTAACAAGCGGAACTATTAACTATAATCTTCCAGCCGACACAATAGATTTGATTGAACAAGTAATTAGAACAGGCACAGGGCAGAATCAACAAGATATAAATATAACCAGAATATCTGCTCCTACATACGGTACTATACCAAATAAAAATGCAACAGGTAGACCAATACAAGTGTGGATAAATAGACAAGCAAGTCAACCACAAATTAATGTATGGCCTGCACCCGATACAAATAATTACACATTTGTTTATTGGAGATTGAAGCGAATTGAGGACGCAGGAAACGGCGTTAATACTCAAGACATTCCATTTAGATTTTTACCTTGTTTAGTAGCAGGTTTAGCTTTTTACTTAAGCTTAAAGATACCTGGTGCTGGAGATAGAACACAGTTTTTAAAACAAGAGTATGAAGAACAATGGAATTTAGCATCTACAGAAGATAGAGAAAAAGCCGATTTAAGACTTGCACCCCGTCGGCAGTATTTATAAGGAAACGCTATGGGACGAAAGTATACGTCTGGTAAACATGCCATAGCAGAATGTGATAGATGTGGTTTTCAATATAAGTTACATGAACTAAAAGACTTATTTATAAAGACTACAGAAACAAATATTAAAGTCTGCAAAGAATGTTGGGAACCAGACCATCCACAGAATATGCAAGGTATGTATCCTGTTGATGACCCACAGGCAGTAAGAGACCCAAGACCAGATACAAACTTGGCAGTGCAAAGAGATTATCAATACGGGTGGAATCCTGTTGGTTTAAATAACGGGCTAGCTATACCTGGTATTGAAGATAATTTGGAAGCAACCGGCGGAGTTGGCACGGTTACTGTAACAACAACTTAGGAGTATAATATGAATAAAGATAGAAAAGGCTGTAACCACACTTACAAGCAACCAGAGATGGTTGCAACACCAAACGTAGCTGGCTATCCTGAAAAGGATGTTAAGACTGAAGGTGTAGTCACACGCGGTAATGGCGCAGCGACTAAAGGTACAAAAGCACGCGGTCCAATGGCATAAGGATAGGTAATGAACTATACAGAACTTGTAGCAGCTATACAATCGTATACAGAAAACCAGTATAGCACTACTGATGTAAATACATTTATACAACAAGCTGAACAAAGAATATATAATTCAGTTCAACTGCCTGACTTACGTAAAAATGTGACAGGTAACATGACAAGCGGTAATAAATATTTTAGTTTACCTAGCGATTGGTTATCTACTTTTAGTATAGCTGTAATTAATGCTAATAACGAGTATACTTATCTTTTGAACAAAGACGTAAATTTTATTAGAGAATCTTTCCCTGATACTGATACTCCGTTTTATGGGAAACCAGAATATTATGCTATATTCGATGATACAACGATGTTGCTTGGACCTACACCAGACGCTAATTACAGTTCTGAGCTTCATTACTATTATTATCCTGAGTCTATTGTTACTGCCGGTAATACTTGGCTGGGAGATAATTTCGACAGTGCTCTCTTATATGGGGCTTTACTTGAAGCCGCAGCGTTCCTTAAAGAAGAGCCGGATACGGTAGCAATGTATACAGCTCGATATAATGAGGCAATGCAGTTATTACAAAACTTAGGCGAGGGTAAAAACAGACGCGATGCTTACAGAAGTGGGCAAGAAAGGATACCGGTGATTAACCGATGAAAGAAATGAACTTTGGGGATTTACAGTTTGATGTAATTACCTCTGAACCAGGACACGGGCACACACCCGAACAGATAGCGGAGATGGCACTAGCAAAGATTATTTATGTCGCGCAAGATGCTAATCCGTTAATACGTGAGCAAGCAGAAGCTTACAAAAACCACATTAGACATGTTCTAGTGCAATATATGAAAAAGGCGATTAAGTCTAATCATACAACAATAGCGAATAAACTGCGTGAAGCAGGGCATTCAGATTTAATTAAAATTTTGGAGATATAAAATGGCAATTACTCAAGCAATGTGTACGTCATTTAAAGTGGACTTATTGAATGGTATTCACGCTTTTGGTACTACAGTAGCTCGTGCAGGAACAACTGCTGACACTATGTACATGGCTTTATACACATCATCAGCGACTTTAGATGCGACAACAACAGCATACACAGCTACTAACGAAGTTTCAGGTACAGGATATGTTGCTGGTGGACAAGCACTTACAACCGTTGCCCCAACTTCATCAGGTACAACAGCGTACTTAGACTTTAATGATGAAACTTGGACTTCTTCTACTATTACAGCACGTGGTGCGTTGATCTATAATTCAACACAATCAAACAAATCTGTAGCAGTATTAGACTTTGGTTCTGATAAGACATCAACAGCAGGTGATTTTACTGTAGTATTCCCTACAGCTGACGCTTCTAACGCTATTATTAGAATAGCCTAATAGGAGGCTGATATGGCTCTTGTTGTTAAAGACAGGGTAAAGGAAACTACCACCACAACAGGTACAGGTACCGTAACGTTAGCTGGAGCAGCGACTGACTATCAAGCTTTCTCTGCTATCGGCGATGGTAATACTACGTATTACACAATACAGTTAGGTACAAGTGATGAGTGGGAAGTAGGTATTGGTACATACACTGCATCAGGAACAACTTTATCTAGGGATACAGTATTAGCATCTTCAAATGCTGGTAGTTTAGTTAATTTCTCTGCTGGTGAGAAAGATGTATTCTGTGTATATCCTGCAGGTAAAGCTATATATGCTGATGCAAACGGCGATGTTACTGTTGATGGTAATTTATCAGGTAATCACTTAGCTGCTAATGATGGGATCATAGCTCATAATGCAACTATAACTTCTAGCTATACAATACCAGCTGGATATAATGCAATGAGTGTAGGACCCGTTACTGTAGACCCAGGAGTGACTGTAACAGTACCGTCAGGACAAAGATGGCTGGTACTCTAAATGTTTGCCGATAGTCCTTTTTCCGCCGCCGCGTTTTCGGCGCTTGGTAATGTAAACGTTTCTGTCGCAGTTACAGGCGTTAATGCTACCTCTGCGTTAGGAACTGCAGCAGTTACAGCAGATGCGAATATAAATGTTACTGGAGTATTTGCTACAGGAGTAATAGATAGTGGATATTCTGTAATTGCAGATGCAAATGTAAGTGTTACAGGGTTAGCAGGAACTACAGGACTAGGTACAGTAGCTGTAAGTGCTGATGCTATTACAAGTGTTACTGGAGAAGCAGGCACAACAACATTAGGTAGTGTTAGTGTTATAGAAGGGTCTGGAGTAAGCTTCAGTGTTACTGGAGTTTCAGCAACAGGTACTCTTGGTGACGAAACAGTTACAGCAGATGCAAATGCATATCCTACTGGAGTAGCAGGTACAACTGGATTAGGTACAGCCGACGTAGTTGGCGATGCAATATTTAGTGTTACAGGCGTTGAAGGTACAAGTGCAGTAGGTACAGTACAAATTCGATTTGATGTAGACGTAAACGTTACAGGAGTTGAGGGTACAGCGGTTCTTGATGGTGGAACAACTGTAACAGCCGATGCAAATGTAACAGTGACGGGATTAGCTGGAACAACAGCTTTAGGTACAGCAACAGTCATAGAAGGTTCAGGTGTAAATGTAACTGTTACAGGCGAAGTAGGTACAAGTGCAACAGGTTCTGTAACAGTCATAGAAGGTACAGGTGTAAGCGTTAATGTCACAGGTAATGCAGGTACGACCGGATTAGGAAGTGAAAGTGTTACCGCAGACGCAAATGTTTATGTAATTGTTACACCAAGACTACAAAGTGGTTTAGGTAATGTAACAGTAATAGAAGGTAGTGGAGTGAATGTATCAGTTATTGGTGTTGAAGCAGAAGCAGTAACTAACAGCTTTACGCTAGTATGGGGATTAATAGATACATCACAAAATCCAAATTGGACAAGGATAGCAGCATGATAAAAATAGAAGCAAAGAAAAATGAAGATGGTTCAGTTCAATGTGCATATGAAGTAGAACTTGAATGTTCTAATTGTGGTATGACCGTAGATGCTGAAGAATATAATTCAGGTACATGTTCTGATTGTGGCGAACCATGGGACGCTAAAAGACATACTAGAGTACATGCAACAAGTATTCCATTAGAAGGCCAATCGAGTTAAAATAGCATAAATTCAAGGATTTATTATGGCAAGTACATATTCAGATTTAAAGATCGAATTAATAGGCACCGGTGACCAGTCAGGTACATGGGGTGCTACAACGAATACTAACTTAGGTACGGCGATTGAAGAAGCTATTACAGGTTCCGCTAATGTTGCTTTCTCAAGCTCAGATGTAACCTTAACTTTAACTGATTCTAATGCTTCACAAACTGCACGTAACTTAAGACTAAACTTAACAGGTACATCAGGTGGTGCTAGAAACTTAGTCGTACCCAACATAGAAAAATTTTATATTGTTAATAATGGACTTGCCGATACAGTTACTATTAAAAATGCTACCGGTACGGGCGTTGCAGTTCCAGCAGGCAAATCAACTCTAGTATTTAACGATGCAACCAATGTAGTCGGCGTAGTTACCGATTTAGCTTCTATCTCGACTTCTAGCGCAGATATTAATGGGGGTACTATTGATGGTACAGTTATTGGTGGAAGCTCGGCAGCAGCAGGTACATTTAGTACTTTAACTGCAGGAAGCACAGTATCAGGAGCTGGGTTTACAGCATTATTTGCATCTCCTCCAGCGATAGGGGCTACAGCAGCGGCGGCAGGAACATTTACAGGAATCACAATCTCTGGTGGAACATTAACAACACCAGCAACTCTAACTTTCTCAACAACAGCAAGTATTCGTTTACCTAACGGTACTACTGCACAACGACCAGGTGCTCCACAAACTGGGATGATAAGGTATAATAGTGACATCGGATCATTTGAGGGGTATACTACTACTTGGGGAAGTATTGGTGGAGGCGCCACAGGTGGAGGTGGTGACCAAGTCTTCCAAGAAAACGAATTAACAGTGACAACAAACTATACGTTGTCTACAGGCAAGAATGCAATGAGTGTAGGGCCAATTACAATAGATTCTGGCGTTACAGTAACTATTCCAAGCGGACAACGCTGGGTTATTTTATAGGGATAAATTATGGCTAGTAATATTAATGCAGATACCACAACGGGTTTACAGTTAACCTCAGATACTTCGGGTAATGTTAGCGTACAGAGTGATGGCTCTACGGTAGTCGCCGTAACTGCACCAGGTGTTGCTGTAACAGGTGCTTTAAGTGCGACTGGGAATATTACAACTCCAGGCGTTACCATAGGTGCTACCACTGTAACCGCAACTTCTTTCTCTGGTGACGGCTCTAGCCTTACAGGCATCGCTGGTGGATTCTCTAATATAGAAGTATTTACCAGTCCTGGTACATGGACTAACCC